GTTGGTGAACCTTTGACAGAAACGGCAGATGCCTTGGCTGCTTTGGCAGCTTCATTCGCACGTTGAATTGGATTTACTTGCTGAGTTGGCTGTTGGCTAACCCTAGAAAATACATCGTCATTCAGACGCACTGCTTTTGCATAGGCATCATTCAGGTCGCTTGCGAAGCCTTTGTCTAAAAGGTCTGCCATCGTTTCACGAACTTCATCAAAATGCTCATGCGTTTGCGCGAATTGCTCAATCGTCTGACCGAGTTGCGCTTCTTCCGCCATCTGTCGAGATTGCGTAATTTGTTCGAGTGCCGCCTGCTGTTGGGCAAGGCGTTGCTCTAGTTGGTGATGATAAGGGTCAAAAGGTACACTTGTCAAACTATTTAAGTCAATACCGTAGTCATGCGCCAAACGAACGAACTCTTTTGCCTTTGTTTGAGGGTCAGACGTTCTTAAAGTCTTTTCCACCTCAATTAGCTTAGAGATCGCCACTTCAGGCGCAACTTGCAGTTGTTGCAGGTATTCCAAATGCGGAGCAATGGCATTACCCAAAGACCGTCCCTTTTGGGCATCCTCTTTGTATTGCTGAATTCCCTTATGGAATTGCTGTTCGCGCTCAACAATGTACTGTTGGGTTTCAGGCGGCAAAGCACGAAGCGCCTCTTGTGCTGGCTTTTTCCAAGCCGCAAAAGGATTGCGTTCAGGCTCTTGGGGTTTTCCCTCAGATTGCTCTTGTGGGGTTTCTTTAGCTACGTCAGGCGTTTCCTGTTGCGGCTCCGCTTCTTTGGGCTTAAATCGCCCTTTGTCATCGCGCTTTTCGTCTGATTGCTCAGTCGGTTCGGCTTGGTCTAGCTTATCAAACTCACGGGCAACAATGTCGCGTGTTTCCGTGGGTTCCTGAACTTCTTGGGTATCCAAGGTTTGTTCTTCTGACATTTTTTCTCCTAGATTGTGTCAATACGAGCTGCGATTTCCTTGCGGAGTGTATCCTTTTGAGCCTTTTGCTCAATCCATGATTGTGTCTTAGGTTTCATGGTTTCGTTACCCACCTCAACACAACCCATAGCTTTTAAGTGGTTTCGGTGCTGAGATCGAGAAGTAATCATTTCGCCTGTTGCCATAGATCGGTAAGGCTGAATGTCTGCAATGACCATTGGAGCGCAAATTACACGCTCAACTTTTACGCCACAACAATCAGGAAGATCGTCAAAATTGGTAAGGCTACGAAATATCTCTTGGCGAGATTCGCATTGTGGGCATTTAACAATGTAGAGTGGCATTAGATTAGCATCAGTAGTGATTCTTCATCTTCAAGCTCTGCCAGCATTTCATGCTCTTGCAGTCTTAACTTTGCTTGTAATAATAACTCATTTATTTGTGCAATAGCAAAATCGTAGTCGGCAAGGTCAATCTTGGCGATTTCCTTCTTAACTACCTTTTGTTCTGCTTTAACAATACTTGCAGGGACTGTTGGCTCTAACTCTTGAAAAGCCAGGCGAACAATCTCTGCAATCTCATCTCGCTGATTCTTTTTGATGGGGGTTTTGACCTTTTTAGGAGGCAACCCGCCCATCGTTGCATGAACTAACGGCTCTACCGCATCTTTAATTGCGGCAAAAGCAAATTCAGCAAAAGAACCAAAACCAAACATTTAGAATGTGTACCATTGTGTTGTGGTTGTAGCCATCAATTCGATAGTTAAACCAGCAATTAAAGAATAGGAAGCGTTAGAGCCTAGCGCGTTTATTTGACCACCCGTTGCAGGGTAAATCTTTAATGTATCAAGCGCATCGGTATTACGCACCAAGATACGCATACCAGCCACAGCAGTAGGTAAACGTACGCCGTCAGCCGCAGAAGCCACTACAGTCACGTTGTTGATGTTTGATACCAAGCCAGTAGCAGTGCCTTGGGTAGCGCCAGCAGCAGATACAGCAGCAGAGATGCTGTCAATCACCAAGCCGTTTAACGTAGTCGTGCTAGTTGCGCCTGATACGGCAGAGCCAATGTTGATGGCAGTTGTAGAACCAGATACACCAGCAGTGCCAATGTTGAGTGTTTTTAAACTGCCTGAAGTAGTTGCACCTGCACCAAATGAACTTGTTTGAGCGCCTGTTGCTGAAGCAAGAGTTGTTGTTCCAGTAGCTGTAAGACCACTAACAGTTGTAGTTCCACCAAATGAAGAACTGCCTTGAACAGTAATTCCACCGTCAACATAAGCGTTATTACCAGTAACAAAGTTTCCTTTTACATACGCTTGACCGCTTGTGTATATGCTGTCTGTTGTTAAATCTAGTGAGTTTGTGGCAGTGTTGTATTGATAAACAGTGTCGTTTGCTGTACCGACCATAAACACACGATTTGATGCGCTACTATCAATGAATAACCCTGTCGCGCCAATTTCTTGAAAGCCAATATAGAAGTTGTTAATTGGCGTTGCAGTGCTTACATCCCAAGCAGTACCTAATGTGTATTCCCAAATGTCATCACCAGCTTGACCAACAACCCACATCTTTGTTCCGTCAGCACTTAGGTTAACTTGGGTTGGTGCTGAATCTTGTGTGTTGACGCTGTAAGACTTGCTGGCATACGATGCTGTGGAAACATCCCAAGCCGTTCCCAATGTGTATTGATACACAGTGTCGTTTGTAGTTCCGACAACATACATCGTTGTGCCATCAGGCTTAAACCACAAACCAGATGGCGTTACCTCTTGTGTGTTGACGCTGAATGACTTGCTCGCGTAAGAGGCTGTTGCAACACTCCAAGGTGTTGAGAGTGTGTACTGATAAACCGTGTTGTTTGTATCGCCAAGCACATACATTGTTAAACCGTCCGGCTTAAAGAACAAATCTGCTGGCGCAGTGTCTTGGGACGCAGTAGAAAACACAGTCACAAATGTTGCAGTTGTAATACCCCACGCCGTACTAAGTGTGTATTCGTTTACATCGTCACCAGTTGTGCCATTGACGTACATTTTTAAACCGTCAGGACTAAAAAACAAACCACTAGGTGATGTTTCTTGTGCTGTAATAGAAAAACTATTACCTGAGTAAATCCAACTTGTAATACCTGTGCCTTTGGTGACTGTGGAAGTACCAGAGTTAGTTGGAATGTCAACTTCGGTAAATTTACCAGTTGACGGTGTTGTTTCACCAATAGCAGGAGGTTCTGCTAATGTGTCTGTTGATACCGCTTTTTCAGCAGGAAGGGTCACAAACACATCTTTGAAGCCAGCCGCAAAGTTCACTAACGACCCAGTAGACGAATCCAATACCGTGTCACGGCTTAACGTGCCTGCGTTGTAAGTTCCTACCCCAACTTCCCAATTCGTTCCGTCAGTGATTGTGTAATAGGTTGTGTTTCCGTTGCCGATTTGATCAGCAAAAGACGCAAACCCCGTTACCGCGCCCGTAAGCGTAACTGTGCCAGTTCCCGCTGTATTCGTGCCTTCTCGTACTCGATCAGCTAGAACTAATGCCATTATTGAACTCCGATAATTTTGCCGTTAGCGTCACGCATCACTTGTTTTGGTCGGGTCATGTGCGCCATCATGTTAGCCATTACTTGAGACTGTTGGGCGTTTGAGTTTTGAATTGCACCCACAACTTGCGCCATGTTTTCAGCCAAGGCTTGATTTGATTGAGCCAAAACGCTCTGAAGCAATGCAGAGGCTTGTTGATTGCCTGAATCATCGTAAGCGACTAAATCGGTTGACTTGTCCATGCTCTTAATTTTTAGGGCGTTTTCAGCTTGGATTTGAGCAACAGCCATTTTAGTCTCAGCCTCAAGGTTTGCTTTCCATTGCGCCAACTGAGCCTCTTGTTGAGCCTTTTGCTGCTCAAACTGCATCTTCTGCTGTTCAATTTGTGCGTCCAACTGGGCTTTTTGTTGCTCCATTTGCATCTTAGCCTGTTCCATCTGAAGGTCAGATTGCGCCTTTTGTGCTTCGGCTTGCGCTTTAATTTGGTCAGGATTTGGCTCTGGCGGCTGTTCTTTCTTAGCCTTGATAGAGTTATCAATGTCCTGCATAGTGGTTTCAAACACACCCTCAAGCTCACGACCAGCCTTAAACCCACGCACTCCAAAGAGCAGCATTTGCATATACAAGGGAGCCATTTCAGGCGAAACTTGCACAGCTTGAGTGGCTTGGGTAATAAATTGACCAGCAGCAGTTAAGAATTCAACGCGCTTTTGCTTTTCGCCTTGCTCGTCCAATTCCACCAAAGTATCGGTTTGAATGTCAATTTGGAAATTACGCATTGGCTCGTTCTTGAGCAACGCAATAGCTTGAGCAATCAACTCAGGGTTTTGACCATCGGGCGTGTTGGCAATGCCAGAAACCTCAAGAATGATCTCAGGCTGGTACTTAGAACAGATAATTTCAGCCTTCATACGCAAAAGATCACGGGCAAATCGTGCCACATCATCTTTCATGTCATTCAGGCGAATAGAAGCAAATTGGCTCTTAATCTGTTGTGCCGTAGCTGTCTCAGAAGCGACAGAAGCACCGCGCAGAATGTCAGAGATACCTGTAGTTTCGTAAATGATCTGTTTACAAGATTCACGAGCAGCGTACAAAGACTGTAGCGATTGCACCACATCATTCAATGGCAAGAATTGAATAGCGCCTTGCAAGCCGCCTTTTTCAACAAAAGCAGGCCAATTCGTGACGGGAACCATCACAGCATCGTTGCCTTCTTTCATCAATCGAGCCAAAGCAGGCTCATCAGCAGCGTAAATGCCCATCACCTTTAAAGCGCGGGTCAAATGCTGGATGCGGCCTGTAATGTCGTCAATCTCATCAGCTTGGTCTTGGTACATCTTGAAGTCCGCAACGGGAATCAAGCTGTCTGTTGTGACCGTGGCAAAGATAGGCTTTGGACAAGGGAAGAAGGTTTCCAACTCAAGTGGGTCTTCTTTTTCATCCAAGATTTCATCAAAATGGTCGGCAATCCAATAGACTTTCTTGCTGGATTTGCACCAAATTTCCCACACAGGGGCTTTTTTGAGCGCCTCGGTGGTAGACATATCTTCACCGTCTTTGTCGGGTGAGTGAGTCAGCGGAACATCTTTGAATATTTCACCAAAACGCTCTACGCCTTCTTCTTGGCTCATGTAGACCCTACGGGCTACCCAAGTCACTTCTTCCCATGTACGAGCAGACAAGTGGGCAAAGTCTTCCCAAAAGACATAATCAACAGGGGTGCGCTCGTCTACTACTTGTTCTAGACGTTCAGCATTTTCACCAGCCAAACCGTTAGTTTCTAAGTCGCCTTCGCCTTGACCTGGCGCGTAGTTTTCGCTCTCAACGTCATCCGTGATCTGTGGTTCTTCAATTGCTTCAATCTTTGGCTCGTAACGCAACCAAGAAGTGCCGCGACCAACAAGCAAACGGTCTTCAACCGAATGTCCAACCGCTGAGTGGTAATCACTATATTGACGCAATTCGTAATCAATAACGCGCTCAAGAATCATTGAGGCTACGCGACCCACATCGTTGCGGTCTTTGAACCTACGAGCAACCTCAACCTTTGGAGGGCGGGAATAGATCGCAGGCTTTAAGGTTTTGATGTTTGACCAAAGAATGTTAAATCTGGCATCCGTGTAGTCCGTATCCTTGCGAACATCACGATAGCGTTTAACGATCTTGCGACCTTGCTCGGTAAATTTGCGGTAGTCTTCTTTGTAACGGTGCAACTCATCGCGCCAATAGATCGCGTTATAGGCCATAAAAGCTCCTGAAAGTTGGCGCATTTTAACGCCATATATTAGATTCTAGTATGCCTTTTAGTTGGCATTTCGTCAAACAACTCATTAAGTGTTTGTTCGTGCCAAAACTTAGGTTTGGGCGGTGCAGGGGCTTTGTATTCCTCACGCCATGCTATTGCCATGTAACGGACTGAATCTGCTCCGTGGCTTGTCCAATCGTGTCTTGGTCTGTCTCGGTAACGCTTCTTGTCATCGTCCCATTCACGTTGATATTGGCGCAAAGACTCCAGCAGGCTGTGTTCCTTGCATCTCTTGGCATCCATCCAAAGTCTTGGAAATAATGCTCTGACAGCTTGAATCCCGTCTTGCAGCGATAGATCAGGAACGATTCGTACATTGGCTATCCCCAATTCTTTCTGTGCCATTTCTTGAATTGACTTACCACCAGAGGCCAAAGTTTTAGCCCTAGCATCGTGGGGCAGCCAGTGTTTACCGTAGCGGTAGCCTTTGGATTTAACCACCGAAATGTAGTCATCCATTGCCAGCCCTGAACCTGCAAAGTGGTCAATGATGTGAATTTCCCCGCTGATAACCTGATAAAACACAATTGAAGTGTCATCGGTATAGCCCAAGTCCCAAGCGGTATGCACCAAAGTGTTTCTGTCATACGGAACGTCTGAAATCCTGCCTTCTTGCTCGGCAACCCTCATTTCCTTACCGTAATACGCCCCAAGAATAGCCGCCTCAAAGCTGCACTCAAACTCTTGTAGATACTGGTCATCACTCATCATTGACTTAGCGTCTTCAAGCTCGGACGCTGGCAATAGATTAGTTTCTGACGCTTTTAGGGTCGTAACGTGCCAATTAGGGGACTGTTTTGCGCTGTCGTACACATCCCAAAAGTTGTTTTTTCCCTTTGGCGTACCAATAAACACAGCCCAACCTTCACGGTCAGCCAACAAAGGACGGATAACTTCACCCCAAACCCTTGGCTTCATGTCGGCATATTCGTCCAACACAATGCCATCAAGGTACATACCCCGTAAGGCTTCAGCGTTGTCAGCACCAAAAAGGCGAATCCGAGCGCCTGTTACCAGTTCAACCCACAATTCTGAGGCGTTAGCCTTAACTCTGACGTTTTCGCTAAATCGCAAAAGGTAAAGCCAGGCTACCGACTTAGCTTGAGTTAAAAATGGGCAGATATACGCATATTGCCCGTCTTCTTTGCCTTCAGTTAGCGCTCGTTTAATCAGGTCATTGACGCAAGCAACTGTTTTTCCGCATCGGCGATGTGCCACCGCCACCGCCCAACGCTCTTTTCGATTGTGAAAAGGTAGGAATTGCTTACGGGGCGAATAAGCAATTTGAACGCGCTTTACTTCGGTTCCTGCCATTCAAAGACCATCTTAGTGACAACAGGGGCATCAGGGTCGCCAATGACTTCGGTTCTAGCCAACTTAGGCGCAGCGTATTCAGCCAACTTAGCCAACATATCCAAAGCCTTATAAGGGTCTGGTTTGCGGTCTGTCGTTATGTCGCCTTCAGCAACGTCTGCAAGCCATTTCTCCACGTTTGCGGAGTTGTTCTCTAGCAATGCCCGAATGGTGTCTCTAAACTCGGTGGTGGCTCGATTAGGCACTCCCTTGGGCCTTCCTCGACCTTTCTGTTCAGTAAAAGCAGAATTTTCTTCCCGTACTTTTTTCATGCTAATCCTTTAGGTTTCTAACTGATTACGCTTATTTTAGTCACAAATCTAATTCTTTAGGCCATTTACCATTAGCTTTTAAACGGTTAACTGTCTTTTGATAAGCCATTTGCCAAAGCGATCTGCGCTGTTCTTTACTTAGCCTAGCGCCTGAATCTAGCTCCATGTGGCAGGTCTGGCACAAAGCGGCGGTGTATTCATCACTTGCTTTAATTCCTCTTCCCTTCCCATGTTCTGCCCAGTTTGAGTGTGCTGCCTGAGTCTGTCCTTCAATCCCACAGTTCTGACAGGCTAGGCTTGCTACATTCTTTAGGTGTGCTTTGCTACGGAAGTAACTAAATTTGGGAATCATCACAGCAATAGCCCTTGCTCGACTTGGTGAAAGCCCCAAACGGCTGGAGCGTTATGGGATTCAATGCGAGAACGCATGACTGCGGCTCTCATCTCTTTTGTTGGGGGAAGATAGTTACCAACTTTCCAGTTGTTGTCTATCCCTACGTTTCTGCCAATGTTTGTGCTATCAGCCGATGCAAACGGCAATTTGGTAAACACGGCAGGGTCAAGCATCCTTAATCCATGAAGTTTGCACATTGGCCTTCCCAAATCATCACAAAGAACCCTCATGGCTTGTCCAATTTTTGACCACCAAGCTTGTGTCCCAACTGTTGCAAACTCACCCGAACTACCAATACAAACCCGAACATAGGTGTTTGCTAACTGTTCTAAACGTTCAAGACTTTCGTGCATATGCCACACAGGTGCGCCAAACCAGTTAGGCAATGGACAGTCACGCAAAAACGCATCGTTGTCAGCTTCTGTTCCATCAATCACATCAGGAATGACGGCAAAGTCACAAGATGGCACTTTCTTTAGGTTTAGCGCCCAATCGTAGAAAGCAGTCCAATTCTCAATCGGCTTCCCGCTTTTCCATGCCGAGAAAGCCCCGTTATCAATGGCAAAAGACTGACAAACTTCAATTGCTACCCCAAGTTGGTCAGAATGGGCAAAAGAAACGAATGCGTGTCCTGCGTCTATTGCCTTGGCAGCGGCAGTTGCTGGCGTGATAGGCAAGCCGTGATAGTGAATCATGTTGTTATCCCAAAGTTAATGGATGGGCGGTCTACGTCTACACCCAAAAATTCCACTTGAATTCGTTGCGCCTCAATGATTTGACGGGCGTAATTGGCTAAATATTCGGAAATTGACTCCATTGTTGGGTCTGGCATGAAGTCATTAAGCATTCTGTGGTCAACAATCCGCTTAACTTGCCATTCAACCTTTTCAATTCCTGACAGGCTTACAGGCTTTTCAGCACTTGTGGCAAACCAAAGCGTCACACGGTACGAATGACCATGAATCTGTGGATTGTCTGGCAATGAATGTGCAGCTTCAAAATAAAATGACTTATATGCTTTCATTTAGCGTTACTCCATGTTCTGCACACCAAGCGTTTAAGAAATCTACAAACTCACTTGCCTGCTCTTTTGTGAACTTTCTTGTCTGCTGTCCCAACTGAACTACGCCCGTCATGTCTAAACTTGGCACGACCTTGCCAGAATCTATTGCTTTTTCCTTGCAATACTGCCAAACCAATAGCCGTTTCCAATCTTCTGCATCCCAAACCGACCCCATGTGCTGAGATTGCTCGGCAATGTCTCTAAGAATTGCGTGATATTTGCGCTCTTGGTCACGACTTTTACTAGCAGGCTTAATTTCAATGGTCATCTTTTGACCAGCAGATAACGCCTCTTTAACTTTAGGCCAAAGATTCAGCATTAACGCTGTAGCTTGTTGTGGATTGTCAAGGTCATATCTCACTTAACTACCCCGATCATTCGTAAAGCCGCTTCAGGGCCGTCAACCCTGCAAAGGGTACTACCAGTCCAACCTTCAAAAAAACCCTCTTGTAGCTTCGTTAAACGCTTTTTAGACCCATCTTTGACTTCCACAAGGAATGTATGTCCCTTGTAGCCCACCAAAAGGTCAACAGGCAGGCTAATAATCCAAACGTAAGCCCCCGCATTCCGCAAGGCAGCAACAATCTTTTCTTGATTTTTGTCAACCCTAGCGGCGTAACGCATCTGGTGCTTTCTTGTGGTTTGCTTTGACCTTGGCACACATTCCACACATCCAGACCTTATATGGGCCTAGATAGGTCATCTTGCTACCCAATTGGGAACGGGGTTGGTGGCACAAAGCACACATTCTGCTCATTCCACCCATTTTTCGTCCTTAACAGGTAATGCTAATAGTTCGCCCCTAGCAAACTCTAAGCCAAGGTCGAAGGCGTTTGACATAGCGGTCACAGTGTTTTCATCACAACCAACCAAGCGAAGCATAGCGATCATTTCTTCTTTACTCATTTTTTTCCTTAATGTCGTAAAACCAATCATCTCCAGCCGACCATTTGCGTGTGCCATCAACCGTGTAAAAGTCTTTTGCCGCTTGGAAATCAGGAAACTTAGTCTTAGCAGGGATTAGGCTTTGGTCGTACCACAAGCAACGATTATTTGGTTGACAGGCAAATTGCCCATTGTCCAATTGAATCCAGTTAAATGACTTGTGTTCTTCAGCTTGCTCAGTAAACCCAGTGTCCAAATCCATGCCATCGGCACAAAAGTCCACGGTAAACAAGTAACGCCCAAAGTGCCATTGCTTGTCCTTGCCTAAAAACTTAACGCCAAGGTTACGCAAACCAATCTTTTCAACAATGGTGAACCGATAGCTCATGCAGTCCCAAAGTTGCAAAGTGTCAACAGGTAGGTTGCTGTGGTCTTGTTTCCACACATAAGCGTGTATTGGGAGTTTGTCGTACAAAGCACCGTAATTGGGCAGCAAAGATTCAATTCGGAAAATTTGTCCCCGCAACGCTTTTAAGCTAACCCAAATCGCAGGCTCTAACTTGCCATGCCCCTTTGTGTGGTTGTACAGAAACTCGCGGCGCACAAAGCACTTGATTGGCGGCAGGCTTGCAATGATGTAACTCATTCTTTTTCCAACTCTGCAATCCTTGCTGACAAAACCCGCACCATCTCGGTCAAGACGGTAACCTCTGCAATTAACATGGCTTCTTTGGACGGATGCAAAAGAATGTCTTGCTTGACCTTGCTACAGCGTTCGATCTCGTTAAATGCTTCGTCTTCTTCAGTCATAGTGGAGCCTCTGGCAGTTGTGCGCGTTGCGCTTGTTGGTACGCTTGTTCTTGTTTGGCAGTCCAAGGCACTGGTGGGTGTTGAGGAAATGGCCACATTACAAACGCTCCAATGCAAAGTCAATTGCAACCAACGCTTTTTCCTCTGCGTCAAATTGGTCGGTCAAAAAGTTAGTGTCTGTGTTTTCTAACGCTTTACGGGCTAACAACAAGGCTTCTTTAAGTTGTTCAATTAATGCTTGATCGCTCATGCTGTCACCTTTGCGTCAACAATGCAAATAAGCGCGGCAATCAGGTCTTTAGCCTGTTCCTTGTTTAGAACCACGTTAGATGACCCATGCTGGTGGTGTAGGCTCATCCACACACCATCATCGTATTGGTCAACATAAACCCGCTGATCGTCTTGCGCTCTGATCTTTGTTTGCAAGTCCATTTCCTATCCTTTCATTTGCGATAAACGCTCTCTTACTTCCTCAACAATACCTTTGAACAACCCTGATTGGTCGTTCTCAAGCTCTTGCGCTCTTGCCTTGGCATAGG